CGTAAGGGTTGTGAGTTCGATATTCAGGCTCACATTGGAAAATGTGATAATCCACAGGACTTCAATCGTGGATGGAACAAGATTGTCGTATTACCAAATGCCCGTGTGACATCTTACAGCGGAGAGAACTTCGGTGCGCTGTCGGAAGATGAAAAGAACGCCACTCGCGACACAGGGGATATGTCAGCCAAAGAAATGTACGAAATCGTTCGACTTACCTTCTCGGAAATCCTCGGGGCTTCGGCTGTCCGTGAAATCACGGCGGCTGTTGTCTGTGACAATGTTTCTTGCGGTGACTGCGGCGAAGAGTCTGACGGATGCCAAAAAGTCTTCTTTGGTATGAAAGGCGCATCGGCAACTCCTGGTACTCCTCCGGCTGTCATCTACTCCAGTGATAAAGGTGCTTCGGCGGGTACGTCTTCTGTGACGACCCTATTCTCGAACGAGTCTATCGAAGACCTTGCCTGTGTGGGTGGGTATCTGCTTCTGGCCTCGCAGTTGGGTGGCGTTCACTATGCGGATATCTCCGATCTTCTGGCAGGTGTTGGCGTATGGACGGAAGTCTCTACAGGTATCGTAATCGGAAAACTCCCGAATGCGATTGCGACCGTGGATGTGTCCCATACCTGGCTTGCTGCGGAAGATGGGTACATTTACTTCTCGGATGATGTGATCTCAGGCTGGACCGTACAGGATGCCGGTGTTGCTACCGTCCAAGACCTAAATGCAATCTCCGCGTTTGACTCTCAGAACGTCGTTGCAGTAGGTGAATCGAATGCCGTTGTCTACACGACCAATGGCGGTTCTTCGTGGCAATCCGTAACCGGTCCCGATGTCGGTATCTCTCTGACTGCTGTGTACATGGCAACCAAGACCAAATGGCTCGTGGCAACGGCCACAAAACTGTATCGGACGCAGAACTCAGGTGCAAGCTGGACTGTTGTTTCGCTTCCGGTTACTCCGACTGATATCAGTTCGATCAAGTTCTCCAATGATACGGTAGGGTTCATGGCTGTCACCGTTGCCGGTCCTGCGGGCAAGATTCTGCGGACCATCGACGGTGGACATTCGTGGTACGTGCTTCCGGAATCTGGTGCTGGTTCTATTCCGACCAACGAAGCGATCAACGTTGTGGCTCCGTGCAAGGAAAACGTCAACCTCGTGTTTGGCGGCGGACTTGAAGCCACTACAGTCGGTGTCATCGTGAAGGCAGAGGGATCCTAAATGTCAAGACGCAAATCGGGAATCAAGCGTGAGATTCAGGGCGATAATCTAACTCTTTCGACCGGCGTTGTGCTAAAGGTGCAGACCGTTCCGGCTTGGAAATTCAGCGAGTTGTCAGACAAGCTGGAGCGGCCTGCAATCCCGGACATTGATGTAGACGGTCGGAAAGTTGCCAACCCGGATGATCCTGATTATTTGAAGGCCGTAAAATCTTTTGAAGAAAAGATGGCCGAGCAATTCAATAATCTGACTATCGTGTTTGGGACGGAAATCGTAGCCATTCCTGACGGCTTTCCAAAACCTGATGATGAAAAGTGGAGAGAAAAGGTGGAGTGGAGCGGTACAGAAATCGGGACTGGTCCTGTCAATGCTTATCTGGCGTGGGTTAAGTACGTTGCGGCTCCGCGCATAGATGACATCAGGTCAATTCTCAGCGAGGTTGGGCGGAGGTCGAGCGTTCCCGAAGCGGACGTAAAGACTTCTGCCGATAACTTTCGGCGTTAGAGTAGACGGAAGACCGATTGCTGAGTATCGACCATCGACAGGCGTATCTACGGGGATCACGTATACCGTTCATTTTCCTGGTAGCGTTCCGCTTTACGAGGAACACGATGCCAGAATACAGGCGGGCTACACGATCCCCGAATGGTATGACTTGAATCCACAAGCAAGGGCTTTAGAAGTGGCGCATTATCGGCTTCGTCATGCCGTGGAATTGGCAGGCAATGACGCGGTAGAGATACACGCCAAACGGAAGCAAAAACGTGGCCTATGAAACCCTAGGAATTCAGCTTGAAGTTAAAGGTCTGTCCCAATTCAAAACTGAAATGGGGCAGGTCAAAACGTCTATAAATGGGACAACTACCGAAACAAAGAAGGCTGCTCCAAGTTTTCTTGAAATGGCCGGCGCTGTTACGGCCGGAATTCTTGCGTCAGAAGCATTTATAAAAATAGCTGAAAAATTAGTCGGTGTTTTACAGGATTCCGTCGCTGCGGCTTCTAAAAACGAAACATCCATGATGCACTTGACAGCGACCTTACGATCTACTGGTCGCGAAAGCGAAATAACGGCAACGCAGATAGCAAAATTTGCAGAATCCATGATGCTTGCAACGTCATTCGACGATGAAGCCATCATTGATGCCTATAACGCAATGGCTAAGTTTGAAAATATTAATACTGGGGATTTGGAAAAAGTACTCCGGGTTGCAATGGATATGACCGCCGCTCTTGGTGGAGATTTAGCGACTAACGCAGAAGGGATTGCCCGTGTTCTGGAAACAGGTCTCATCCCTCGGTCTTGGGGATTTACGGCGGCTCTGAAGGAACAGGTTCGTGAACTGGTAAATGCCGGTAAATCGAGCGAAGCATTAACGTTGATTCTCGACCAATTGAATAAACGCTATGGCGGACAAGCGCAAGCCGAGATGGATACTTATGCCGGAAAAGTTAAACATTTAGAGGTTTCGTTTGGAGAACTAAAAGAAAAAATTGGCAAAGAATTGCTTCCAACGCTGACAAAAGTTGTCACAGAGTTGGATAAACTCTTGTTTGGCGTTCAGGATCAGACAACGGCAGAAGGCATCTTGACTGACAAAATAAAAGAAACCACAAAAAGCTATCGAGAATATGTCGAAGCATCCATACGAGCGAAGTTGGCAAGCCGGGGATTCACAGACACAGAAATAGAGAAGTTTGTTGAATTAGACATGAGGAGTAAGACTCTCATTGCTACTGCTAAATTATATGATCTCCTTACTGAATCAGAATATAACCTTAGCGAAGTGAAGATAGATAGTTCTGATCTTGCGCTAATGTTTGACGTGGTAGAAAACGGAACACCTTCTGTAAAAGAGTTAGGAAAAGCTATTGAAACTACTAAAACAAACTGGAAAGATATGCTGAATGCTGGAATGTCTGCGGCTATGGAATATAGGCAATATGCAAAGAGCATGTCGGATGCCAACGAGAAACTTGCTGAGGACATGAAAAAGTTATCCCAATTAGACCCTTTGGATACGCAAGGAATCAAGGATACCACTGCGGCAATTGAGGAAGATAGAGTGGCTATTGCACGTCTCAAAGAAGAACATCGAATAGCCATGTTAGAAATGATTGCAGGCTGGTATGAAACAAGCCTTGCTGCGGATGGGGTATTTGATGAAAACGATATGGCTAGAATATTAAATTATCGTTTGCAAATGGGTTTGCTCTCAAAAGACGAATATAACGCTGGTCTTGAAGCGATCAACCTGGCAAGGGCTATAAATGGACTGCCTCCTCTCACTTCGTTAGCGGTTGTCACATATTATTCCGATGTATACACAGGTGGAGCAGCTACTTCGGCTGCAACTTTATATGCTGCAATAAAAGAGGGAGGTGCTGCGGCAGTCAATAAAGCTAAGGAGGCAGAAGCAAAAGCTGTTGCTGCAAAGGCAGCGACAGCACTTAAAGCAAGCAGTCAATATAGAACTAACGGATATGCTACGGGAGGTGCGTTTACTGTTCCTCCAGGATTTAATAACGATGACTATATGGCTAGATTTACGTCTGGAGAACTGGTTATGGCATTCACGAAAGCGCAACAGAGGGCAATGGCCGCTCCTCTGCGGGCTATGAACCAGAGTAACTATACCCGTAACGTAAATTATAATTACAATCCGTCGTATGGATCGGCTCCAAACAATCCATCATTCGACTTTGCGATTATGCAAGCGCGGGGTGAAGCATGAGAGAATTTCCGGAAGTTGTAAACGGGTACGAACTGACCGAAGCCGAGTTTGGGATCATCGTGCCTACCCGCGAGGATACGACGAACCTTGTCGAGAACCCGTCTCTGGAAACGAATGTCGATGGGTACAACGCTATGGCAGGAGCCGTGGCGCGGGTCGCGGAACATTCGGCATTCGGGACTTACGCGCTGAAGTGTACTCCCGGTGCTGGCCTGAATGACGGTTGCTATTACGAATACGTCTCTCTGGAAAACGAGAAGCAGTATTTCTTTTCCGTCTATTTCTACGGTGGAGACATCGGGCAGAAATATCGGATTTACTTTGCTGATAATATAGGGGGACGCAAGGGTGCGTACAAGGAATTCAAAGCCACGGGTCAGATGCAACGGATATTCGTGTCTTGGGCGTGCGAATATACCAGCGATTTGTTCCGGGTCTACGTCGTAAAGTCCAATCATGCGGGAATCTTGCCGTTTTATTGCGACGGCTTTCAGGTCGAGAAGGCGTTCTATACTACGTATATAGATGGGGACCGACACGGGTTCCTGGCGGATCGGGCGGATTACTACTGGAACGGGATTGCGCACGAGTCAACTTCCGTCCGGATCGCACAATCTCGACATGGAGGCAGGGAAATGAAACTGCGCGATTTGGGCTTTTCACTTCTGGCAATGGTTGGACTTGGCTTGGGCGGGTTCCAGAGCCGGTATCCTACGCTGGCAACCGGAGGAGAATTCTACGACGGGACGTATAAGGTCGGACGGAACTTCGCGCTCGTGGGTGCTGTAACGGGCTCTGGATACAACGTCCTGCGCGGCCGGTTGGGAGAGTTGTACGAATTGTTCTCCCCGGATTATGTCTCTCCTACTCAGCCAGTCAATCTAACTTTCCGGGATAAACGGTGTGGGGAAAATAGTCTGTTCTTTACCATCCCCTGTGTGTTCGAGGGTGGCTTGGACGACGAACTGAATAACTACCATCAGCAGAGAATATCTCTAAACTTCCATGCGTATCTTCCGCATCTGACAGAGGGAGAGACAGAGGTTGGGTATCAACTTGCGTTTACAAAATATCATCCCAATGCAGATCCGGCAGCTCTTGTTGATACGATTGTTTTTAGACAATCAGACGGAAGATTTACAACCGTCGCGTCTGTAGTATCATCCGCTAGTATCGCGTATTACCGTGGAGAATTCTATTACTGCGATAACTTAAACTTAGAAATAAAAAAAATCAATCCAATCACAGGAATTGTCACTACTGTAGCCACATTTGATTCTCAGGTAAATATTCTAATTGCTAGAGGAGAATATTTATATATTGGAGGAACATTTAGTACCATAGATGGAAATCCGTTTGAGCTTGTTGCGAGATACGACGGATCAACATGGACGCCATTAGGTACTGGAATTACTTATGCTGGTGCTGTTATCGACATGAAATTTTCTAATGATGGAACGTTATATATTGCTGGATTGTTTACTTTTCCAGTAGGTAATAAAGGCGTTTGCTATTACCGAGACGGAACTTATTATCCCATGAATGGAGGCGTGGAGTTTACTCCTCCGGCATCGCTTGGCCCAGTGGCTATTGCTATCGGTAATGATGGAAAAATATGGGTTGGGGGTGACTTTGAGGCACTTAATGATGGATCATCCACTCCGGTTGGACACATTACATATTGGGAAGATGGATCATTACACGATATAACTGGAGTTAATGATACTGTTTATGGCATATTAGTTGATGACGAAGGAACAGTATACGCTGGAGGTGAATTTACATCTACTGAAGGTGGACCTGCTAATGCGGTAGAACATATTGCGTCTTGGGATGGAAATACTTGGCACGAACTAGATTCTGGAATACCAGAGACTGATGTCGTATTTTCTATGAAGGAAATTCCAGAAGGGATAGCCATTAGTTTTCAGTATGATCCATTAGTCGTTGGGGATGATTACCAATTCCCCTCGGGATCGGCAATTTGGAATGGATCGGCACTCGTTCCGTATGATATTTCTACCGATAGCGATGAAGACGTATACAGAAATCAAGTATCCTTTCCATATAACTATATGTTGGCTGGATTATGTAGTACATCCAATCAACATAACATCTCCACAGCCGAGGTCACAGAGATAACGAATCCGGGGAACGTAAATTCCTATCCCGTAATTACTTTCAAGGGTCCGGGCGTCCTGCGGTCCATAAAGAATCTTTCGACGGGTAAATTTATCTGGTTCTATCTTGTACTTCAGGACGGCGAGATTGTCGAACTATCAACCGACCCAAGCAATATCTACATGGATTCAAACCTGCGGGGGAATGTTTTGGAGACGGTCCTTGCAGGGTCCAACCTTACGGAATTCTATTTGAAGCCGGGGAAGAATAATATCTCTCTATTCATCAGCAAATACACAGGCGCGAATACTGGCGCATCCCTGCGGTTCACGCTTAAGAACGGGTCTCTCCCATGACGGATGTTTACGCGGTTCATATCCATGATGACGTAGGGAACAGGCTTGCCATTCCGAAGATAGAAAATCTCCGTTATTACCGGACGGTCAATGGTCTTGGATCATGTACGATAAACATGCCAGCGGACGCGGTTCCGGATTATTGCCTTAGAAGAAATAACATCATTGCAATCTGGAGACTGCCGGAAGTAGGTTCCCCGCAACTTGCCACGCAGACGCTATGGTTCCTCCGCAAGACAACCGAAAAAGACTCCGGCGAGAAACGATCCCTGTCCATCACGGCATACGACCTGAATTATCTTCTTGCGTCTCCGATGGGGAACGTCGGACGTATTACGGCTTACTACGCCGGTTCCGCACAGGCCGCCAAGACGGATAATGCGGACGACATGATAAAAGCAATCGCCCGTCAGAATTTCGGACAGGCTGCGGTTGATTACAACGCCAACACGCGCAAGACGCCGTTCCTGGATATCGATGCAGATTATGCCCTTGCTCCTTCGATTAAAAAGTCCTTCGCTTGGAGAAATATTGCTCAAACGTTTTCGGAAATATGCAAAACGTCGTATGAGAACGGAACGTTCCTCGCGTATGATTTCGTCGTGGCTATTCCTCCAACGGGTGTCATTCCAGAACCTACTTCTGCGGACTGGTGGCCTGCGTCTACATCTCAATTCAGGATTGTATTCAAGACGTTTACAGGACAACGGGGAAACGACCACACGAGGGACGGCGGAGATCCCGTCCTATTCGGTATCAAATACGGAAACTTGGATAACGTTGTTCTGACCAAGGATTACTCCGAGGAAGTCAACGATGTGTACGTTGGCGGAAACGATGTATGCGCGGCGCGAGAGATTGTCAGGGTTTCGCAATCCGGGACAATTGTTGACGGATGGATTTGGAACAAGCGCGAGAAATTCGTCAACGCGGTAGGGATTGATACGGTTCCGTCCCTTACCAACGAAGGCGAATCGGCAATCAAAAAACCTTTCATCTCATTTGAAGGTGATATAAAATCCACTCCCAATTGTCAGTATGGAAGACATTGGGGATGGGGCGATAAAGTATCTGTTGAATTCCGGGATTATTCCTTCGATGCCTGGATTAATAAACTTACCGTCTACTGGTCCTTGGAAGAAGGCGAAACGATTTCTTCTTCTATCGCTGCGGAAGGTGAATTATGAGCGATGTATTGGATGCCATAAAAGACCTTGCCAAATCGGACGGTGATATTTGCAGACGCTTGGATCGATTGGAGACCCGCGAGACAGGTTGTAACTATGCGCCTAGTGACGCGACGTACGTCACCATCGATGACGAAAGCGCGGACCTGGCGAATTCGAGACAATTAACGGCCGGTGCTGGAATATCATTAACTGATGGCGGAGCCGGAAATCCAATAACCATAGCGGCGACGGGCGCAGGTGGAGGCGACAAGTATCCATGCGAAGCCAGACTGACTCTAGAGACTGGCGTACCTGTCAGCACCACGGATCAGACGGCGAAAACAACTATTGAATTATGTGCTTTTAATGGAGACCAGATTGCTCTATACGATGGTGTAAGTGCATGGACTACGGTGACTATTCCAAGTCCAGGTCCACATGTAGATATCACGGAAGCGCAGACTGGTACGACAACCAACGGCAACAAGATCATCAGCGGACTTACGGATACCTCTCAACTTGTTGTTGGCATGCTCATTACGGGAACCAACGTCGGGGCGGCATCAGTCATTGCCACTATTGACTCTGCCACGCAAGTTACAGGGACAGTAAATAGCACCGGAAGCGCAACGAATACTATTACGTTCAAGTGTCCTGCGTCTACCGTCTATGATATTTTTGCGTATAATGATTCGGGTGCGGCAAAACTAGAGTTGTGCGCGTGGACTAATGACACCACCAGAGCAACGGCACTGGCTTGGCAAAATGGTGTATATGTAAAAACCGGAGCCACTACAAGACGTTATATAGGTTCTGTACGAACAACTACAACGGCAGGACAGACGGCGGATGCTGTATTAACTCGTCTTGTTTACAGTTACTACAATCAAGTAAAAAAGAATTTCCATGTAGAACAAAACTCCTCCCATACCGCCAATACGTCTGGAGTATATAGATATTGGAATAATAATAGTGCTAACCAGTGTGAAATACTATTAGGCGTGGCAGGAGTTGTGGACGGTGCTATCTGGGGAGACGTAAAAGCCAACGTGAATTGTATATATGCTTTATTTACATTCAACGTAGACGTTACAAATGCCTTTAGCGCATATTTTGGGTTAGCCGGGGTTACTGTTGCGGGGATGGGGACATATTCCGGTTGCGCAGGACAAAAACTTTTAGCGCCCGGTTATCATTATGTTGCCATGCTGGAAATGTCTTACAATGGTACGGCTACTTGGCTGGAGGCATATCTAAACGGTTCTATACAAGCATAGGGAGGATATAGAATGGCAATATTGTATAATAAAAGAAAGCATGGAGGATGACTATGGCATCAGTTGCAATGACCAACGAACCGATAATCAGTAGCGACGAATGTATCCGGCATATGTATAAAGTGCTTGTGCTAGGAAATGGGACACCCTCCATGATGATTCGTATGGATCGTGTGGAAAGGATATTGACTATCATCGCCGCCATTGTCGTGCCCGTGATGATAGCTTTGATATTGGCACTCCTTGGCTTCTTTTGGGGAGTGGCTTCGGGATCGATCACGATCACAACTGTCTAAAAAGGAGAACACAATGAAAATCTTCAAATCGCGCAAGTTCTGGATCGTTGTTTCGGACGCCGTGGTTTCGATTATCACAATGGCCGCAACTCTGTATCTGGCGAATGACATCGAGACGCGGGGCTTTGTGCTGGGCATCATCACCGCGCTCCAGCCCGTTGTTATCGCTCTCATCAACGGGATCGCCACGGAAGATGCTGCGGAGAAGTCGAACCCGGCTTACTTTATGGACGACGGTCTTGACGAACCGGAGAAAGTGGTCTAGACTAATTACGCGCTTCTCTCCTATGTTTGGAACACGGTCATCCCTCCGGTGGCCGTGTTCGTATTTAAGTATAGCGTTCTTTAATTTTCAGCGGTGCGCCGTCCAACCAGGCGTCCACGAAATACTTACCGTGAATTCTACATTGTCTTTCGTAAAACCATTGGCGGAATGCGGTCGTCTCACCGTATCTGCTATGAAAATTTTGACAACACCATGACATATTTATTGGGGCGTCGAAGTAATCGCGGTTCTTATGGACCCCCTGAAATTTTTTACGGTTTATTAATGTATGATTCCAAGCGTACCAACCGTTGCACTTGTGATCCTTTAGAAATTCATGCCCTATACAGTTCATGCTTTACTCGCCCGTGTCTCAGGGAATTCGCTACCCATCTTCTTTCGCAAATGCTGGACGTGTGTTTTGACAGTATCGTAAGTGACGAATAACTCCTTGGCTATCTCACGTCTGGACATCCTCAATACGAGGCAGATTAAAACCTTCTTCTCCTGGGGTGTCAATCCGAATGGGTTCTGATGACTCTTTTGCGTCTCTTTCATTTTTCCACCTTTTGAGGATGTAGCGGCTGAGTAGTTTATATTTATATCGCCAATTAGTTTTCTTATGCAGATTAGGAGACAATTTCAAAAGACTTCTCCTAACACGCTTATCTTTAGGCACATAATTGGTATTTATAAATTTCCACATAGCTCCTTTACTAGTTCCATGGTCTTCAGCCAATGAACTATATTTTGATCCGTCATTCAACCGAACTTTTAGCTTTTCTCTAACTATTTCGAATCTGTTCATCATATAAATCCACTAAAAATTGTATTTTGCCTTTTTTATCCGTGGATCTAAAACGACGCAAATTCTCTCTTAATTTTCTATGCGCTTCTGGGATAATACCAGCCATTTCACACGTATTCAACCAATCGATCCATTGTTTTGTTTTTGATTTTTCTGTCCCGCGATCTATGTCATAACATTCTGCACATAAAAACAAAGACGGAGAATGCTCACGATAAGAAAACGGTAGCATACAGTCGGTACAAATTGCACGCTGTAATTTATAATTTTTTCTTCTTCCTAGAATATATTGTCGTTTTGATTCTACATCATCAAATATTTTATTTGACGCTAATAAATTGCATAGCATACATGTTGGAACTAAATTTTCTATATCATTATCATTGTCCCACGACCACGGAACAACGTGGTCAATAACTACTGCAATTTCGTCATGGCAATAAAAACAAGTGCGCCCATAAAGGTCAATTAGCATATCCCAATATTTGCGATATTTCCACGATTTTCGATATGTTCTCACCCTCACACCTTTTTGATGGCCCAATGCGTTGATTTGGCGTTTCAAGTAGAAACAAACCCATTGTAGCATAGGTTGGCCATGCGCTCAAGTCTTATAAGGCGTGTTTGGGGTTCCTACACGTAACATCCTGTTATCCGACAGGTTTTATCCAATTATTAGCTTCGATAACGATCTCGCCCTTCTTGACAACCTGCGCTCTGGTGATGGTGATGCTTTCCAGAACCGAATCGTCAAATCCGAGCGCATCAAAGATACCATCTATCGCGGGCTTGCAAGCGGTCAAAACTCCATCGGCGTCAAAGTGTCGTTTGTCAGGCGGGAAGAAGGTTATGGTCAGGCTTGTCGGATATGTGCTGATGTTCAATTTGTTTTTCTGTTGAAGCGTGGCAATCTTCGCCTCATAGCGATAGTCTTGCACGATGTCATTCGTGTACTTCTTCTGGACCCGCGAATTAGGGAATAACTTTCTATCCGGCCAAGGGAGTTTGATAATCATGGTTTTCTATACTCCAATAGCATATCCAGGTGTTCCATAACCCACGGACGATCCGTAGGGTGTCCCATGAGATGCGCGTAGTATCCAGCAACATACGGGCGGAACCATTCACTGTGCTGGAACATCCACGGGCGTTCCATGACAACCTTTGCTTGAATATGCAAATGGCATCGTTGGCAGAGCGCAGGAATATTCCACCATTCGCAGTTACTTGGGTTGAGATCCAAATGATGAACCGTCAGAACATATCCTGTTTTGGTATCATGCGCATGTCCGCAGCGAACACACTTCCATCCCGCTTCTTCTTTTGTGCGGTCTGCAATCTCTTTCCAATTGGCAGGATAATCGGAAGTGGACTTGCGAATCACTTCATCCCTCCGAAGTCCCGGAGTTCTGCAACAGGTTTGTTCTGTTGGCATAGGTCGCAGCGTCCCATATTCCAGGTTGTCCCTCCCCACGGTTCCTGCTTGCACTTATCGGATCCGCATTCGTGGCATACCCAATGGGGCTTTGGTTTGGGAATGACAACCTTCGTGCGCCGGTGTCCGTTGCGTTCGGGATAGACGAGTTTGCCCATCGTGCCTCCTTATCGGATCAACCATTTGCTGTTGGCTTCGATGATGCGCATGTTCTCAATCTCGAAGTCGTTACCGTTGACTTCCATTCCAGCAAAACCATAATTCCAATTGTTGATGCGTGCATACTCAGGCCAGAGACAGCACAGACAACCTACTGACCAAGCCGTATCCAGTCGTCGGGAAAAACTGTTTTGCGCGTGCATGGATGTTCTGTGGTAATGACCTTCGAGGATACATTCTACGGCTTTGAGATATGCGCCTCTGGCTGGATTGACTTGCGAGCTTGCACCTTTCAATTCATGGCCGTGAATTAGATTCAATTTTCCAACAAACAATGGGACATCTGCTTCAACAAGAATAACTCCGCGCTTGCTAAGTCCGAGATATTCATCCCAGATAAAATCCTTAAGATGGAAAAGTTCAGGAGCCTTTGCCTTCAGATACCGTTCAAGTCGGTCCTCGTGGTTTCCGTGTTTCCAGATTATTATTGCATTCGGATATTCCTTTTGTAGAACATCCAGGAATTTACTGAAGTCGTCTAATTCATTTCGGAAGTGTCTTTTGCGAGGATCCTTCTCGAATTTGGATAGCATGTAACAATCAATCATATCTCCGCCAAGGAATAAATAATCCGTGTATCCATTTTCTTTACCCCATTGGAGAGCCATTGTCACAGCCCGAACGTCGTGATATGGAATGTGCGCATCGAATAGTAGCATTCCCCTTCCCTTCTTTACCGGGAATCGCATAGGTTTCCAGTTGTCGTTATGGCTCTTGGGAAGTCCGAACGGATTGGATTCTTTCATTGCGCCATTCTCCTTTGGTCGAATATTGCTCTTGTCGGATAGTGTTCTTCTATTTTTCTCTCCATGCGATCCTGCATGATACCGAAGGACATCTCTGGCTTCGTCAAAGGACATGAACACAGAAGGGTTGTTATAAAGCAGCATCCGTGCCAATTGACGGTGAGGAGCGTCAGGATATTGCTGGAGTATTTCTACTGCCAGTTTACCCTTGATGGTTTGTTTCGGCATTTGATTTCTTCTCTACGTCTGCCCTCAATTCACGAGCAAACTCCATAATACGATCCTGTATCCAATTTTCTCCACGCCATTCCGCGCGGTTACCGGCGCGTTGCAAGTCAGGGATTATGGAGTCATCAAACCACGGAAGGAGGGTAGGATGGGTCCAGATATTAGTTACCATTTACGGCCTCCTCCTGAACACGGATATGCGGAACGTCGGTGTGGATTACCAACCTTATTGGTTTATCGACCAACTTATTTGGCGGACAGATGCACAACAGGTTTACCGGATAGTTCATCTCCTTCCAATGCTCGTGGAAGGTGTGACAGTTTTCGGGAGTCAATCTTTTTACACATGCCATTTTTTATCCTTTCTGTTAGTTGTATTGCTCCAAACCAGACCTCGCCACGCCATGCCCCACCTTGCCTCACCTTACCTTGCCATGCCTGGCCTCATTTACTGGTTTTGCATTCATCCAAGGCTTCACGGGCGACTTTCAAATAATCCTTCTTATCAGGAGGAGCAATAGCCATCAACTTATCCAATCTGGAAAACGTCTCCAATAGCAAACATGAAAATTCATCTCTTTCAACATCCTCAATCCCTCGGTCCTTTCGGATCTGTTCGTGGATTTCTTCGCTTGTCCATCCCTGTCTAGTTTTCAAGAGAAGGTATTTGATCTTCTCATTATCCGGTAGGCTTCGCACAACGCCCATGTCGGAGATGTAGAGCGGATATTCACCCTTCACCGCAACCCGGATGGAGCGCGGGACACTCTTGGTAATGGACTTGTAATTTGATAGCGTTGCGGATTGTTGCTCCGGGAAGTAGACCAGATACTGCGTCCAGTCTCCTTCAAAGACCTCTTCCAACTCATTGAGCAAGTCCCCGATTTCGATAGGAGACATGCGGTTCTTGTACGCCACTTCCTGCGTGAGAACCTTGGCCTCCGCATGATTGGGGGCGCGGTTGAAAGCCAATCCGAATTCGTCTGATGTGTACCAGGCTGTCATAAATCCTCCTTCGTTTCAAATGCTGATTGCGCGAGTTGATCCTTGTACCATTGTGGAATTCCAGCGATGACACCGCGCTTAATCATCGGCCAGAAGTGCGAGAATAGACGCTGTTTGATTTCGTCTTCGCATTCCTTCAGGATGTCATCCGGGATTTCGCGGATGATAATGGCGATGTCGCGCAGGTTTCCTTCCAGTCTGCCGTTCTCCCGGAGATGCTGAAGGGCTTTAGTCCACCGCGCTTCGCTCCGATACTGCATGATGAGCGTTTGCACTACATCGGATTGGGTCGGGTTTCGTTTGCGCCAGTCAACACCGTTTTCTTCCTTGAATTTCTCGCTGACGTATTTTCCAGCCGCGAATTTCTTTTCCGCAGTCATCAGCGTGTAGTTCTTTACCACGACCCCTTCGATCTTCGTACCGCCAAGGATGCTTTCGCGGTCCAAGAAGGACTGGAACATCTCGTAGTTTTCGACAGTTCCACGGTAGAGCATAGGAACGACTTCCAACCCGATCCGTGCGGCTTCCGCGGCCTTATCCTCGTAGGTCATGTAATCTTCAAGGCCGGTGCAAACATCGAATAGGATTAGATGCTGATTGGGAACCCGCGCATAAGACAGGGTATTGTGCTTCGGCTTCTGGAGATATTCACAGCGATAAATCCAGCCGGGATGCAGGTCAAGACTTCGCGCAATCGCCACGGCTTGTTTGAACATTTCCTCCGGTGCATCCAAGAGCAATTGCTTTTCCTTGGATCGGCATTGCAATTCGCCGTCCAGAATTCCCATTGAGAATTGCGAACCGTCGATCTTTTCTTCGACCGTCACTTCTCCGGTGAAGATTGCTCCGATGGTTTTGTGCCCTAGCGCATAGACGGAAGGATAACTGTATATGCCCATTGTCATCTCCTAGAACGGAATAGATTCTTCTTCTGCGGATGGGGTTGCGTCGGGTTTATTGCCACCCAGGAATTTGACGGTATCTGCGCGGACCTCAAACGATGCGCCCGAGGATCCATCGCCACGGGTGAAGATACGCGGACCGCCGGTTTCCTTGTCCGCGACAAGCTGGCCTTCGACAAACACCTGCATTCCCTTCGTGACGTACTGCTTGCATATCTCAGCCAACTTTCCCCAAGTGGCGACCTTGTACCAGATTGTTTCTTCCACCTTCTCGCCGGCTGAATTCTTCCATGAACGATTGACGGCGACGGAGAATCCCGTTACGGCCTGTCCTTTGTCGGTGTAGCGCATTTCTGGGTCGCGCCCAACGTGTCCAATAAACTCAATTCGATCAAACATTTATTCCTCCTTAGAATGGGATTTGCTGTTCTTCCGGTTCGCGTGGTTCGGATAGTGCTGCGCGTGATTTCGGTTGCGGACGGGAAGCAATGGGGCGCACGCAATCCCCAAAGCCCGGCCGGTCCAGCTTGCGCACAAGGTTGATTTTCTTCTTGCCCTCTTCGCGGGACTTGGCGAATAGAGCAGTAATCAATTGTGGATTAGGAAGATCACCTTTCTTATCCGGTATGTGTTCGACAAGGAAGATTAGATTATCTGCGTTGTTGACGTTCTGAATAGGACCACTAAGATGCGCCGTACCGGGGACTTTTTCTTTAACACCTTCTTTTGGCATAGTGTGGATTGCCAAAACGTGAATGCCTAACTTACGCGCCCACCGTTTGAGTTCTGTTGTCTGGCGCATTTCTCTTTCGTTTCTATCCGTTTCGACATCAACAATCTGACCGATATAGTCAATGATAGCAACGTCTAATTGATTTCTGCGTCTTCGCGCCAGCATGTCATATCCCAACTGTTGCATGGACATGGAGGCGTCATCCAAAATAGATATCGGCAATTGGGAAAAGTATTTAGCGGACGGAATAAACTCTGTTGCGAATTGCTCGTTTGTAATCCGTCCGCTTTTCATCGCGTGGGCGCGAAGTCCGGACTCAAGGTTGATCCACCGGCGCAGTATTTGTTTCGCTGGCATCTCCCACGAGTAGACCGCTACATGAAAACCACACTTGGCGATATTTAAGGCGGCTTGGTCACAGAGGGTTGATTTGCCGATACCAGGCTCGCCAGATACAACTGTTAGTTCTCCCGGCTGTAATCCTCCTAAGAATGTATCGATGTCGATAAGGCCGGTTGGAAAGCCCCACACATCGCGCGGGTCCGCCATGCGCGTTTCGACTTCTTCCCACAGGTCGGAGATTTGGTCGCTGATTTTGGCTTCCTGAATTCTGGAAGGGGCGATAATGTCAAACGATGACGTTGCTTGTTGTACGGCATCCAAAACCGGGATGGTTGGGTCATGCGCCAGCTGCGCGATACCGGAAGCGACAATCAGCATCCGCCGGCGGATAGCCTCTTCCTCCACGATATGCCCGTATGCTTCGGCGTGCATGGAAGTTGGAACGTTGTTCATTAGCGCAGCCAGATACGCACCACCACCAGCTTCGGCCAACCGTCCCTGTTTATCCAATTCCTCCGATATGGTCAGCGCGTCGATGGGCGTACCATTTTTGGAACACGTCTCCATCGCTTCCCATATCCACCCATTGCGGTGAATGTAGAAGTCACCCGTATGCAGGAAGGCGGCGATGTCAATATAGACGGCGGGGTTAATAAAGACCGCGCCAAGAAGTGACTCCTCGGCTTCTCGGTTCTGTGGATCAGATATAGGGGTCACAGCTTATATCCTTGTGCAAGCAGGTCTGCATTCGTGGCGTGATCGGGTGCGGCTTCTGGCGGCTTGACGGCTCCCGATAACCTCGGCCAATGCTTCGGAATGTCCATTGGATGCAAAACTCTCGAAGGCCATTCTGCGAAGAATTTACCATTCTTGGCAAATATTGGGCGCAGGTCAGACGGGCTGCGCGGAGGAAACTCACCGTGCATAAGCGTCTTAGCGGCGCGGAACAATTCCCCATCGGCTCCATTCCCAAGTGGCATACAGCACAGTATAGAGATTTCCTTCGCCCAAGGGAAGAGTTTTGGGTCTACAGATTTCTTGCATTTTGCCTTCTTGCGGACAAGCTTGTTTTCTTCGTCTGGATCGTAATTACCAACAACCTTTCGGATATCATCCTGGGGAGTTCCCGGAATAGGTGCTTTTTCTATTCCGGGTGTATTTGTAGTCTCTGAAGTAGTCTCTGTTAAGTTCCTATTAACAGGTGTCAAATTCGGACCCGTCGATGAGTCAAAGATTGGCGCATCGTAATTTATTCGATAATGTTTGGTTTGGTCGTATTTATCCTTGGAAAAACGGCCCGAAACAATCAATCCGTCTTTTTCTAATTTGCAGAATAGATTGCGGATTGTATGTAAGGACCAAAACGGGAAGTTGTCCTGTTTCCATTGAGGATAAGCAGCATAAATATATTTCTTTCCATCTATTACCTTACCTTCGCATTTCTTGTTTTCCAACCAATAATGTAATTGCTGAATCACTATCGCCTCATTCAACCCGATTGCCACCGCCAGAGATGGAAGTAACTGGATTGGCGGTTCTTGAATTAGAAGTTTGCTCATTCTGATTTCCTCCAATAGGTCTCTTTGATAATTCCAAACACGGTATTCATCCCGTTTTCGTCGTCGCGTTCGATGATTTGATTCGGGGTTTGATTATCCCATTTGTGGATAGGCGTATCCATAAACTGCAAGGCTTCCCGTTTGGATGCGCCCAGGTGGAAGACGTACTCGCGGCATAATGACTTTTGGAGTTGGGATCGTTCTTCAGCCATACAGCCTCCCGAATAAAAAATCCGGCTCTTGTCACCGACCCTCTAGCCCTTTTGGCTGTCCCCTTTCGGGGTGGGAAGGATGGCCACAAGGGCCGGTGACAAAAGTCGGATTGGCCTTCCCATTTGAAACCGCAGCCATACGGTTTGGAACATAATAACCCATCCGGCGGCAGGATGTCAACCTGCAAAATATAGAACGTTTGTTTAACATCCGTGTTATTGTATACAATAAATCGCAACCTAATTGCAAGAATAGAATCGGCTTCAAACCCGCCAGGTTGATATAAAATAGTACCGGAGGCGCAAATATGGACAACCCCATTCCGAATATCATCGTTTTGAGAACACAGATCAAGCCTATGGCAGCCAGCTTGTACGTCGCGTATGAACTGGATTGCGGCCAGCACTTCCCCGAAGCCGCTCGGATACCGTATCGCGGATCCGTGTATGCCCGGATCATTGATAGGAATTACCAGCACTCAAAATACAACGACCGTGGCGCGGATGCCTTTACCGCTTGCGTTGCGGCGTATCCGTGGTTGGAGGAAGACGAAGACCAAAACGTGAAGTGGGTTGATCCGAACATCGTGAAGTCGAACGGCTGTTATATCTCCGTCGATGCAGGAATGACTTCGCGTGAATACGATGCGCCGTGCGAGATCGTGGAGGTTGAATGAATAAGAAACTGCTTTTTATATTACCGGCAATGTTTTTGATTGCTTCTACGTCAAAGGGGTGTAAGGGTGAAGGGGCCAAGGCTCGTGATGACGCAGGAAATCAAATTACAAGAATATATGAAATACAAACACTAGACGGAGAACAGATTGAAATAGAGGCTGACCGTTGCTACGTAGATCAAAATGATGGAATAGACCAAGACGCAGTTCTTGGAAGCAATTCTGCCGTTATGATTGATCCAAGCGGTGGAGTTGAATATTTTTTGGTCATTTGCAAGAGTTATCTAGATCATAGCGGTTATTTTCTTCATGAAGAGGTTGTATATGCCAGACGAGTGAAAAGCCTGTTTTTAAAAGAGATAAAAACCGTTCCAGTAGGATCGGAGGTCGAATGATCCGCCCTCCTGAAATTGGAGTAGCTATCGCCGTCCGGGATGTCCCTGCGTGGGCGTTGGCAAACCGGAAGTCCGTGCGCGAAGCCACACCCGAGGTTATCAGACTGACGCAGGGATTTTTTATCCATCATGCGTTTTGGACGGCGGAGCAGATCGAAGAATGCGTGCGAACAATCGTGGCGTGGGATGATACCTATGCCGTCGAATTCAAAATGGAAGGATAAGGAGAGATCATGAGCGGACAGGAACTAACTATATTGCCAAGTCAGTCTGTAATGCCTGCGATGACAATTGCGCAGGCACAGGAACGCCAACGGATGCTTCACGATTTTATTGCAGACCAAATGGTTGACGGGATGGATTACGGAAGCATTCCGGGAATGGAAGAGCGCACGGATGCCAAGACGGGGGAAAAACTACCGCCCAAGAAAGTCCTACTGAAACCCGGTGCGGAAAAGTTTTCGACCCTCTTTGCTCTGCGTCCTCGTTTTGAGGATGTCCAGACCGTGGAGGATTGGACGGGCGGAGATCACAACGGCGAACAGTTTTTCTACTATCGCGTCAAATGCAGTTTGTGGCGGGATCAAGAATTAGTTTGTGATGCAGACGGTTCCTGTAATTCGATGGAAAAGAAATACCGCTATCGCCTAGCTGCGAAGAAATGTCCAACCTGCGGCAAAGAGACAATTATCAAGGGCAAGAAAGAATATGGCAGCGGTTGGATTTGCTGGAAGCAAAAAGGCGGATGCGGGATGAAGTTTGCAGACGGCGAAGCGTCTATCGAAAATCAGGTTTCGGGGCAAATTCCGAATCCCGATATTGCCGACCTGACGAATACCATTCTCAAAATGGCACAGAAGCGGGCATTGATTGCGGCAATCCTTATTGCGGCGAATGCCAGCGATTACTTCACCCAGGATATCGAGGAAGAGGGTACGGATGAGAAAGTGAAGCCGGTGGTTGTCGGAGCGACAACGGAAAACACACGGCCGCCAGAACCAGAGGTAACACCCGCTCAGGTACGCCCCGCTCCGGTGGTTGCTTCTTCCAAGCCAGATCCGAAACCCGAAGCCAAGCCCGCCCGGCCGTATGCACCCGAAGTCTTGAAAGCGGCAATTGCGACACACGCGGAGAAGTTTGCCAACTCCGGTCAGAAGGCAAACGAGAAATTCCGTGGCCTGATTTGCGGTGTCATGGAGAAGGCGTGGGAAGATCAACCTTCCAGCGATCGTGAACGCAACCGGCATTCGGTGTTGGCATACCTTACGGGGAAGGATAGCATCAAGAAAATTCCGGACTGGACCGTCCACTCCATTGCGGAATGGCTGAAGTGGGAGACGGATAGTGGCGGATTGATTACGCTCCCGCAGGTGGTAATACAGGAATTGAATCTCATCCTCATGCAGACGCTGGCCGAGGCCGGTCAGCAAACACTTCCTGAGGCTTAGGGGATCCAAACGTAACGATCCGCAAAGTCTAGCAGCCCATCGCGGCTATATGCGATAGAAGGAAAAACGATGAAACGATGGTTGTTCGTGGCAGTAGTAATTTTCACGTTGGCGGGTTGCGCCCCTCAGTCAGATGTGGCCTCCCGAAATCTATCAGTGGCCGCAGACAATTTCGAGATCACGCGGCGCATCGTGTTTTACAACGGGATCAACGGAGATTACATCCTGACCATCGAAGGTCTTTGCTCCCTTGGAAATAATGATGACCCAGGAGAGTTATCAGTTACCTGCAAGGTAGGCCCGACTGCCTACAAAAAGCATTTCTTGGGCCTCTCTGATAACGTGACCTATTTCGCAGAACAGATTGAGTATGCAGAAGCCGATGTGTACCACTACCGGGTTATCTTCCGCCCGTCGGTGATTATCCCAGATATTGAAATACAGTAAGTATCCTAGCACCGGAAAGGAGTAGGCAGTTGCGGTGATGTTCCCCCTGTCATCAGAGGCGGTGGCAGGGGATACGCAGAGGAGTGGTTCGTCAGCGGGCAAAACAGTACGGTCTGCTGATGCGAGGTTCGATCCCTCGCCTCTGCTCTTATAAGACAGGCAATTATTGGCGGCGCTTATTCCACAAACAAGAAGGCCCATGAGCGTGACGAACGTTGTCCGGCCTTCCCGCCAACTCGTAGAATCATTATTTGGAGGGATAAATGACATACAGAGACTTTGTTGATGGTTTGGCGATGCTTGGATTTGCATTCGGAGTGAGTGCATGTGTAGGTGTAATTCTTTTATCTGTTGTGTTACTTCCAAAATAATTTCGGAGGGATAAATATGAAAGACGTATTGTGGTTTATTTCAGAGATGTCAGAAAGATAGTAGAACCATGGTTCCATCAGAATAACTATTCAGGAGGAAAAGATGACTCCCAAAAAGAAAATCTATATTGCATGCTGCCAAGACAGACACACCGATGCTGATATTCAAGTGTTTTGGAGCGAAGAGAATGCAGTTCAGTATGCAAAGGATTTCGTCAAAGACGATGCACGTTTCCCAGATGCAATCAAGGAAATAGAGACAGAAGGTTGGTTGTATCATGCCCAATACAGTGAAGAAGGAGACTATGTTTACGTCTTTGAAAGTGAGATGAACCCATGACCGACCTACTGGCTGACCTCGAACAACTGCGAAGGGAACATGGTTATGTCGCTGTTGCGGATGGTTATTTTATGACTTGCTGTGGCGATCCATGTGGTTGCGGCGCATCCGAAGCCAACGCGAAGCTGGATAGGATCATAGAGCAGGATCGGTGGCGCAAGTGGCCGGAGGAACAGCCGCCAGAGACGGAGACTTTTTACCTGATTATCAACGAGGGAAAAATAATGCTATGGCGATGGACAGGCGTTCAATGGGGAAGATTCGGCGGACCTAGAGGGTGTACTCATTGGCGTCCTCTCCCCACCCCGCCTGATACGAAGGAGGAATAACATGGACCTGCGAGAAGTTACTCCCGATGCCCTTTACGACCGCTTCATCCTGACCACCGACGCACTGGTAACTGGTTTGCCCGTCGTCCGGGAACGGCGTGAGTTGGGAGCCGAAATCCTGCGCCGCCTGAAACGCGAGAAGGCGATGACGGACATTTGCAGTCAGGCATGGCTTGGAGGACTTATCGGTACAGATGATGTTCTCCGTGCCGCCCAAGAATCGGAGGCCACATGACACGCTACGATTGGCAACTATCTGGAACTTCTCATTCCATGAATTACGTTCCCAAAGGAGCAACGGTAATGGCTGTTGGGGAAAGACCTGTAATCTGTCGTTGCGAGGGGTGCGAAAAATGGATTTATGAAGAAGAACAATATGTCGTTACTGCCGATGATGTTTATTTGCATAGAAAGTGTGCTATGGAGGAGGCCACATGAACCTATCAGACCTGCGAAGGGAACACTCGGAATACTGTATGGGTGCAAGACGATGGGGAAAAGGAGCTGATGGAACAGAGGATACATACTGTTATTGCGGAGCCGATGCCCACAACCTCCGCGTGGATCAGCATGAGCGGGAGGTGGCGGAGCTGGTGGAGGCGGCGCGGAACGGGCAGGAGACGCAATATAGTCTGGCGCATCAGGCCAACATCGAAGCCGCCCTCGCCAAGTTCCCGCAGGAGTCGAAATGACCGCCAATAAGCCATGCAATCATCCGCGCACTGAACTTAGTTTTAGTCCACCGCTTGGTTTTGGGTGGTCAACTAATCTGGTGTGTTACAAATGCAAGTCAAGATGGGGTGTAATAGACTTATTCCGCTTTATCTTGCTAGCCTACGAGAAGGCCAAGAAGGAGAAAAAGAAATGACTGATAAACGAGTAGAGGACATGACGGGGGATGTGCTAATGATCCACTTGCATCTTTGGGTGGACGATACTAATGGTCCGTTCTTCGATGAAGTCCTCGCTCGTCTTGCGGAGCGGGATGCGATGTTGGCAAAAATAGTAGTGCATGATTACGACTGGCTTGAAGTTCCGGCTTCGTGGATAGACGGATACAACGCCTGTGGACGAGATATTCTAGCCGCCGCATCCGCCGCCCGTAAGGAGGCACAGCATGGATGAGCCGCAGGAGATACCTTCGCAAAACTATAGCCAACACGAAGTATATATCCTAGAAGTGTGGGATGACTTCTTTGAATGCTGGATTCCAGATAGACGCGTATATTATCCATCCGCATCCTTGGACCCTAAATACCGTATCCGCCGCTACATCCCAAAGGAGGAAAAATGATAGGAAGCGCAAGTAAAGAACAGGAACTACGTGCATTACGAGACGAGGCAACCAAATTATGTAAACGCATCGACGCTGCGCTGGAACGGAAGCCAAAGTATGTTAGGAACATAAACGGTTCTGTGGATGTTATCGCCGGAAAGTGGTACAGGCTAAAAGAAGATAGTGGAAAAGTGTGGTTTATGGACGAGGGGTGTTGTCCACGTTGGCCTCCCGATTCTTCACCTGCGTGGGAATTTAGCTACGACGACACCCCGCCAGCGGAGGAACTTCTGCCATGTCCGGAGTGCAATGAAAGAATTAGCATAGTATTGTCAGGCGGAGGAGTATATATCTGTTATTGTGGAAAATGTGGCCTACGTGGTCCATCTCGCCCCACCCGCGAAGCCGCTATCCGCTTACACAACTGGATGGCTAGTCAACTGCATGGTATGAAGGAGCATTAGAAAGGACAACAAACCTGTAATCGAAATGACCACCGACGAATTGTACGAGTTCTTCGTGCTGGTCGCCAAAGGGAATGCGGATAGACTGTCAGAAGTAGCCGCAGAGGTGCGAAGGCGTCTGGAGATATACGAATGGGAATGCAAGGAGGAAACTGTATGACAACCGTAAAGGCTTTCAACGAGGATGGCTCGGAGGAAGGGCGGGGAACACTCATCAAGGAAGTCGAGCAGCACATGGTCCTTATCAAGCCGCGCAACGGCGATCCGTTCTGGTGGCCGAAGGGTCTAACCCAGGAGTTCACAACGCCCAAGTATTCGGTGGAGAATGGGTTCCTGTTCATCAACGGGGAGCAAGTTCCATATTACCCGACACCTAATTATTCTCCATGCTATCCATCCAAGGCTCCGGAGTTTCTCATCTGGCATTACAGCGCAGGGAACACGTTGGAATCCTGCATTGCGCGGTTTATGATTGCATCGGAGAGAGCGTCATCCCATTTAGCGTTTGGGCTGGACGGTAAGGTTGTCCAGTTTGCGCCGTTCAACCGACCTACCTGGCACGCTGGTTACAGCATTTGGGGAGGGATGAGCGACATCAATCAGCATTCCATCGGATTTGAGATCGTCAACTATGGCTGGCTGGAAAAGAAGAACGGTCTGTGGATCCGAAATGGGGTGGTGTACAAGGAGAGTGATATTCTCATTCTTCCGCATCGACTTTCAGGTCAGGTATTGGGCTGGCCTATCTTCCCGCAATTTGAACTTGATATCGTTCTGGAGGTGTCCAAATTCGTGTACGACTTCTATGGATTGATTGACGCGGTAGGGCATGAGGATGTTTCTACCGAGGGCAAGCCGGACCCCGGACCTGCGTTCCCGATGGAATACTTCCGTGAACAGGTTTGCGGACAGACCGATGATTACCTTATCGGATGGGGTGGCGGGAAGGGACTGAAACCGTGGTACAACGCTCCTTCGCTGATAGGATGGTCATGGACGCGCTCAGGCGTGCATGTGGAAATCCTTGAAACGAAGCGGCGTGAGTCTCGCGTTCGTATCCTGGAAGGAAACACTAAGGGCAAGGAAGGTTATATCGAGACACGATACCTGCGGAGGATAGGATGAAAGGCTTACTGGTTATCCAGTTTGACTATTATGGCGACAATGCCAAGCTACAGGAGATAGTGAATAAGGCGAAGGTTGATCTATTGAAAGAGTATGCACGCAGACTGCAAGAGGGAATCATCAGGACGCCAGCCAATAATATATCGTTTGAGTTGCAAGTTATGAATTTGGATGGAAGGCTGGACCTTATGATTGATGACTCTGTACGCGATATAAACATCACCGAGTTAGGAGGATAGCATGAACAACGACCAGCAAGCAGGTTGCTGTGGCTGCATCATCTATGCCGTTGCATTCGCGCTCATTTGGATATGTGCGGTTCTGATAGGAGTCATATACCATGCCTCGTGAACCCAGAATGGAAATCCTCGCGCCAGAGGACCAACCGATAACCCATAGGGACATGATTACTATCCTCCAGCAGATCCAACCTCCTCCACAACCGCAGACACAATCGTTGCTGTGGATCATCCCATTCACGCTGATTGCAATTGTTCTCATCGGCGGGATGCTGGTAGGGTTCGCCATGCTCCAGCCCAAGCCTGATCCAACGGCAACTCCGGCTCCAACGTGGACGCCAACCTTCACCCCTACGTTTACGGCCACCGTAACGCACACGCCAACGGCCACTCCGATCCCGAAGTACAAGGTGGTGCGCGACTACTACGATGCCTTGCGGGTAGGGGATTACGTCACCGCGTGGAAGTGCCTATCCAAGCAGTTCCGGAACCGGGTCGGACAGCCGGACGACCTGATGCACAAGGCCATTGAGACAGGCCCCATAACGGCGGCGCGGATCATCCCGGAGGAGGAGGATAGTCTAAACTCGCAGGTATTGGTCCAACTCTACTTCGCGGATGAACAGCGGTACAGGTGGTATCGGTTCATCCTGGTATATGATAGTTACGTCAAACGCTGGCAGATTGCTGGCATACAAAACTATTCTGCGTGGGCGACTCCGGAGGGATAAGATGAAAAGACTTGGGGTTCTGGCATGTCTAATTTTATTTGTTATTTGTTTTGGTTGGGCCGCTATTAGACTTCTCGCAGGGGATTATTTTACATATCTGCTCGTGTCAATAGCTGCTATATCAACTTTCAACGCAGGATATCTCGCAGGTTTGCTGGATAGGGAGGGATAAGATGAAAAAGCGACAATTTGCTGTTCTGTTTGGGATATTGTTAGGATTGTTTCTATATGGAATAGCGAGTAAAAATGAGGATTACTATCACACTTGGGATCACTCTATCTGTTGGGGTGTAAACGCAGATTCCCAATTGGGAAATGGAATCTGCATTGCTACCATATATTATTATCACGATCAACCCGATTACTTCAATGAATATTATGATATTCAAATCGAGTTTATTACTGGCGGGGGGTGGAGTACTGACGCAACAAATCTATATGTAATTCGCCCATTCTCTATTCAAAGATACAAAAATTATCTTAGATAAGGAGGGATAAGATGAGAACCGCAATATTTTTTGGCGCATATATGATTGGACAAGCAATTCGACCAGACTTTGATAATGGATGGGGATGGATGATTTCGATATTTGCACTGTCAATGGTTTATATGGATATCCAAGAATTCCGGGAAAGGAGAAAATGAGATGGATACAATAACATCAATTTCGATTGGAACAATCATTCTTCTTATTGGACTCCGCGCTGGAATTTTTCTTGCAGAGCATGGCGACCCTTGCTCCTGCGCCCACTGCAAAGCCCATCGTGAGGAAGAGAAGGCCACCCGTTGCGGAAGCTGCGGGGGAAAGTTGACAGATAAGGAGAGTGGAAAATGACTTGGGATACCGCATTGGCGTTTCTTCTTGGAGTGCTTACCGTGCTTGCGCCATTTGTTTATGGGAAATGGTATGGCGCGAATCAGGAACGAAAGAAGAATATCAGACTAGTATGTGAAGGATGGATTTTCTGCAAACCTCCAAACAGTCCGAAGGATATGGCGTACTGGCTACAGCCCAAGGATTATCTCCGCATCGTAATGACGGATCACGGAGATGATTGATTATCTGCAACTTCTGAAACAGGAGCGGATGATCCTGGGTGAGTACGACGCATCCAAGGTATCTGGATTATCTCCGCAATGGTTCTATGATCGGTGGATAGACCTGATCGACTTTCGTGGAGACTTGCAGATCCGATCCCAGGTTGTCACGCTTGGAAGGAAAGTAACGATCATCACGGCTTCGCATATCATCAGCACGGGGACGGTGGGAGATTGGTCACCGAAGATGGTATGGATTGAGCGGGATACCTACATTGGCTCCCGTGCGATATTGTACAACTGCCACATTGAGCATAATGCGGTGGTGGCGTGCGGAGCGGTGGTAAGGGACATGGTTGTCCCGCCGTACACCTACGTCGAAGGGAATCCGGCAAAGGTTGTCGGAGAATTCAAGAATGGGGTTTGGAGAAGGGTTACTGATATTCCCCAAATTCCCACAGCCGAGCCTCATCCTCCCGACGCGCTTTGAGACCATCAACACAGCAGGAAGCCTTGCGTATGGCTGCGGGAACCATTTCCATTTGACCGGAATCAATCATGCGGGGAATGCCAGTTCTCTCTAACGCAGACCAACCCATATTAAATGCCATACTAGAAAGCGCGTCGAATTTGTTTTGCGGTAGATATGTATCTATGTTTCTCCAAATTTCAAATTCGAAAACTTGAATATCTTTCTTGAATAGTTCCCAACCTTGATCTTTGGATACAAACGAAGGCCAGGATTTAGAAGTACATGCCCCCAAGTGAATCAGGTGGCCATACCCGACGGTACAGTGACCCGCACTGTCCGAATACATCTCATTTCGGAATCCCTCATGCGCCACGATAAACAATAGTCCCGCTCCCGATACGCGCTTAGCGAATGCCGGTGTTTGGATGACGGGTTCTGCGGTTATCGTTTGAGTTGGATTGGCTATTGTTTGTGAAGGGGTAGAAATGGCAATGGGGCAATCCGGACACTCTTCCACCGGACAGGGTTTGGATTTGATGATTACGATCCCCGTAAGGATAAACCCGCACATGATAACCGCGATTAGATACTTCAATATAACCTCCTATGTCTTGTTATGCTTTTTTAGATATTCTTCTAAATTTTTAAGAACGGGTTGATTATTCTCGATATAACCAATTACCATATTACATTTTCGACATAATAGATCTCTAACTTTTCCTGTATCATGGTTATGATCGACGCATAAAACAGGATACTCTTTTCCGCAAATTGCGCATTTTCCACTTTGTGATTTATATAATTCCTCATAGTACTCTAGTGTTATATGATATTTTCGTCTAAAATGAAAACGTCTTTGCTTATAATAATCGGCGTTTTGTATAGGTATTCTGTTTTTTGAAGTAGGCTTATTTTTGATTGGATGAGGTGGTGTACGATTCTTTAAAAATGTATCTATACGATCACGAAATCCCTCCTCACTCTCACAAGGCAAATGCCAAAAACCCGTATAATCCATATGCAATTACTCCAATTGACAGGATATGTCAGCAACATTATACCCCATCTCGCAACCTTGACGCAAGACGAGCGCAAGAATCAAAATGGGAATTATCGTATACAATATATACATCTTACGGAGGATAACATGCATAACTTTCGAAATGATAATAACTGGAAGATCACCCTGAAGGTTAGCTGCCTGAAGGCACGGGACGCCATGCGCGGTATCTATTGGGAAGCGGTAATCCTGGGCGTCGCGCTGGTGGTTCTGTTCGCGTTGATGTCGATCCGATAACATCCTAGGAGGAATGATGAAATCTGTGGAATGCGGATGCAAAGTAACAGAGTTTTGCTGGGCAGAGGGTGGCGGTCTTAACGCCATAATCAAGCCTTGCACATTGCACGCCGCTGCTCCTGATCTACTGGAAGCCTGTAAAATAGCGTTGGCAGAATCAGAACGAGCCGATAAGCATTTCAAGTGTGTTTCGCCAGCTACCGTTGCGCTCCGTGCCGCTATCGCCAAGGCTACAGGTAAGGAGGAATGACAGCATGGTAACTCATTTAGCAGTTGATTTGAAATTGCGAGATATTCATGTAGTCCATACATTATGCGGCCGCGATAACAAAAATACATCCGATGGATTGTATAACTCGACTGACAATAAACGGGAGGTTGATTGCAAACTGTGTATAAAAATACTTGGAAATCCGAGACACTGGAGATATCGAAAATACCTTTCCCGCAAGGAGGAATGATGAAAAGAATCTGGAAGTATGAGCTAGAAATAACCGATAAGCAAATCATATCCATACCGTCGGTTTTGAAAATTCTGTCCCTTCAAACGCAACGTGGTGTTCCTTGTTTGTGGGTGGAAATTGACGACGAATTCATAAAACGCGACGTTACAATTGTTATGTTTGGAACTGGTCATCAAATGGACACAATAGAACGATGCTTCGTCGGGACGTTTCAAACCATGAACGGATCGCTTGTTTTTCATGTCTATTGGGAGAATTGATGACCCGCCTATCCGTTATCCTTGGAATACTGCTGGCTGGATTGTTTATGCTGCTTGGAGGTATGCAATGATACCGCCCAACGTGGACGAAATTAATCCGTTCCCGGAATGGTACATGAGCGGCATGGAATGTCTATGGAATATGGTTGCGGCCCCATGCCCAAAACGCGGACAGACTTGGCATATTGGACCCTATGAGGTTGTTATCCTACGTGCTAACTGGCTGACCGTTACGATGACGTGGCCCGGAGATACTACCAAAACCATGCTGACGGCTGACTTCAAAATTGGATACCGCCTATCAAACACCTAATGAGTGGCGATTATCTGGACCCATTGGAGCGATCTATTCGAGAGTGATTGTTCCAGGGTCCACACAAAGGAGATGAGAAAATGACGCATCAATGTCCGTTTGTAAACGAAGCGCAACCTAACCCAACATTCAATAGCCCTATGCAGTTTGAATGCCAAAGCGGGTTTGTTTATACTTATTATCAGCATAGCGACGGATTTGGAGATGTATACAATTGCCAATTCTGTACGCTAATTGGACGTAAGCGCGATGTATTTGAATGCTTGAACGAAAAAGAATGGAAAGAATGCCCACACTATAAGGCACAAAAAGATAATTCCACCAATCCGGTAGAATATTGAGTTTTCTACCATAATAGGAGAATAGAACATGAGACAAGCAGCGACGGACGGAGATACCATTATCTTCCTTGACAACGGGGAAAAGATAAGAATATTCCCGAAAATAGATACGTCGTCTTGGTTCTATAAGAACTGCAAACGACAACGCAAAGCCAAAGCGAAGATATGTCAGATTTGCCCATTCCGAGAAGGAATTGAAGAACAGGAGAATAGACTATGAACTGCAAAACGTGTAAGTATTGGGATGCTGAAGGAAAGTTGTGTAAAAGGTATCCGCCGTAATTTCTCAATTTTATGCCTTCTGATAGGTGGAGCGCATTTGGATATTTTCCAGTCGTTCCAGAAACGTATTGGTGCGGTGAATATGCTCCCCAAGATGCACCGGAAGCTGTCAAATGCGTATGCGGACACCCGCCAGAAACACACATTGAGAATGGCAGATGGTGCATGATGAATCTTTGCAAATGTTCCACATATCGCCCTGCCGTATCCGTAGAAGAAGAACTGGATAGGAGATAGCCATGATAGACTGGCCGAAATTGCTGATAATGGCAAGTCTCGCGGCGGATGTTGGGGTTAGCGAACGATACGAACGCCTAAGAGACTGGATCGCCAACCGCATCAACAAGAGATTAGCAGGGTATGAGGCGATGAAAAAAAGTGCAAGATACATAGAATGCGGAAAATGGATTACGGTTGGAGATATAGAGCTATTACGAATGGCCGGAGACAGTTTGTTAGATGTTGCCCAGAAAGCCGAGGCTGACTATGAAGAAAATCATTGATAACATCCGCAAGCGTGGCCGTCCAAAGAAGAAGGAGCAGATGGTATCCATTTCCGTGCGGATATACCATTACCAGAAGGTAAAACTGGAGAAGATGGGCGATAAGGGCGCGGTCATCAGACAATTGATTACGGATGCCTGAATGTGGTATAATGATTGCGTTGGGATCGAGGGAATTTTTGTTTCCTGGACATACAGCCGCTCATCTGCAAATTCCCGTTGATCCCAACAATCATCAGGAAACGCAGGTTGGCGGCTGTATGTGTTATGAGAGGTGATATGGATCCAGATGTTCGCAAGGCACGAATAGAACTGGACGGATGGGAATGCCAACTGAGCAAACTATTTGGCATAACTGAACTATCTGGTAAACCATGCACCGAGGCATTGGAGGTTCATCATAAGACCTATGTACGGTTTGGACATGAACATTTATCCGACGTAATAACTGTTTGCCGGAGATGCCATGATATTCTGACGGACGCCATACGGCGAGAGCGGTTCTCTACCCGCAATCCGATTTTGGAGAACGTCAAGAATCCTATGGAAGTACCGGCCAAGGAGAATAGCAATGTTCACGAAGTTGAAAGTAACGATCACCGGGGACACACCGTTTATCCCCCACAACGCGCAACTTGCCGATCCTCTGAATCCCTTTACGAAGGCAATCAAGGAAGTGTCGGGAAAGCGCAAGAAGGTTGATGCGGACTTGGAGGAAATGGCAAAGTTGGAGTTCTTGGGAAGTTTGTATCTCTCGGATGGTAAGCCGTGTATCCCCGCCGAAATGCTGGAAGCGGTAATCAACGGCGGAGCGCGAAAGAGTAAGATGGGTAAACAGGCATCGGCGGCTGTGTTTATTCGGAAGCCTGCTATGCTGGAATACGATGGACCGTCCGATCCAAAAAAGTTGTGGGAAGACAAAGAATTTGTTCTTCGCGTTCCCGTCAAGGTCCAACAAGCGATGGTAATGCGCACTCGACCCATTTTCAAGAAATGGTCAGCCTCTTTTGAGGTTGATGTGAATACCGACATCGTGGATACAAAAGACGTTCTGCAATGGATCACGACTGCCGGGGTCGAGTTGGGAATTGGGGATTGGAGGCCGCAGAAGCGGGGGCACTACGGTCTCTTTGTCCTAGCGGAGTAGAGCCGTTTTTATGGTGCGGCTTGGTCCGGCAAGGTAAGGCTGGGTGGGGTTTGGCTTGGCATGTCAGGGTTAGGCTTGGGTTTTCCGCTATCATAAAACCACGGCATGGTCGGGCCTGGTCCGGCGCGGTTAGGTATGGCGGGGTATGGTCCGGTTTGGTTTGGATATTCCGACATTATAACTTTTGGTGAGGCAAGGCGGGGCGCGGTGTGGCATGTTCGGGTTGGACTGGCATGGTGAGGCGAGGTACGGTTAGGTTTGGCATGGAGTTACAAATTGGGTGTATGATAAAACTATGACAAAAATTGACGAATACTTTATGTCTCTCAGCGATACGGCCATTCTCACTTGCCGTCCCTGTATCGAAGCGGCTACAGACATTCTCTATAAAGCATGGCGCAGAGGAAGCATGATCTATACCGCCGGAAACGGAGGATCCTGCACCACAGCGCAGCACCTGGCATTGGACTTGTCGAAAGGATGCCGGGTAATCGGAAAGGCTCCGGTACGATCCATGTGTCTGTCCGATTCTGCGGAACTCATGGCATGGTCGAACGACGTGAATTACGAGGATGCGATTGCCTTTATGATTCGCGGACGGTGGGTTCCCGGTGACGTGTTCATTGCCATATCCTGTTCCGGGAAGTCACCGAACATTATCAAAGCCCTGCTTGCGGTCGAAACGCTGGCGGGAAAGGCGATCCTTCTGACGGGGAACAACACGGATATCCGGGATGACTTGGCGGACGTGGTTATTCCTGTCCAAGACAACGAGATACGGCGGCAGGAAGATATCCATCTGGCTGTGGCGCATTGTCTGACTTGGCTATTGAAGCAGAAGATCGAAGCAACACCATGATGTGCGGGGTGTGGTAGGGCGTGGTCCGGCTCGGTAGGGTTCGGCAAGGTATGGCTAGGTAGGGTCGGGCTTGGTATGGTTTGGAGGAATATGAAAAAATTGTACGTTTGCGACTTGGACGGCACTTTGACCCCACACCGCGAATCCTCAGCGGATCCGTTCGTATTGGAATTACTGTCCAACGTCGAGAAGATGATTACTGCACTCCAGGCAAATGGCAAGAAGATAGCCATTGCCACAAACCAACGACTGAGGGACGAAAGCGATGAGGAATTATCGGCCTTCTGCTTTTGGGTGACGAAGACACTACATATAACGGAGCCCGTCATGGTGGCTACTGAGGTTTCGCCGTGGATGCTGAAACCGTCGCCGTGCATGATCCTGATGCTGATGCAAAGGTATCGACTATCTGCGGAGGAAGTGGTAATGATTGGCAACTCAAAAGACGACTATCTCTCCGCGATGAATGCAGGAGTGGACTTCATGTGGGCGGATGAATTCTTTGGGAGGAAATGATGGATATTGAATGGTTCTTGCTGTCCGAAAAGAAGCCGCCGAAAGAGATAGGTGTTCTTATTACGGATGGAGAACTTGTAACAGTTGGAGAATATCTGAGTGCGACACGCACTAACGGTATACTGAGTGAGTGGTTTACTGGTCATGGATGGGAAGGGTACGAATGGGAATGGGTGTTTGATAGGGAGAAAATAACCCATTGGGCATATCCTCCTAATCCGCCAAAGATTGACAAATCGGAGTAATGGCGTCAGAATACCGATATGGCAAAGAAAAAGTCTGCTAACACGGAAAAAATAAGAAAGAAGACAATTCCTAAATCTGCATGGAAACCTGGTCAGAGTGGAAATCCTGGAGGACGACCAAAGGATGGAGAATCTTGGGCGGCTTCTCTCAAATGGGCGTTCAATCTTACGGGCGAACAAGCTGCACAATTGGTTCCTCCGGAATACGCCAAAACATTCCGTTTGATTGGTAAAATGCAACTACGTCATGCGCTTGTTTTGTGCATGATTGGAAAACAACTATTTGATCCTTCGGGATCTTTATTCAATGCTATGGCTGATAGGGAAGAAGGTAAGATCACTCAACCTATTCTCCACGAATGGCGCGAGGAAGCGAGGAAACTAGGTGTCGATCCCGATCAACTCGTCGAACAGTTCTTTGCCTCGGTGGATAGTAGAGTCAGCGTTGGCGGAAGCCCTGAAGCGGAAGAAGGAACAGGCGGACCGTCCGAAGCCTAGTCATTGGCCGAAGCTAACAGAGTATAGAAACTCCGATACCGGTAGGTTCTACAAACCTCACAGCAAGGAAGAATTAGAATTCATAACCAACAACACGGCGATGGCTCTACTAGCCCGTGGAGGCGAGGGAGCCGGAAAATCCGTAGCAGGAATTATCAAGTCTTTAGAGTACGCCAAGAACGGATGCCACGGGTTGTGCGTATCGCCGGATCTTCCACACTTCCGGCGTTCCCTATGGCCTGAGTTCCGCAGGTGGTGCCCTTGGGAGTTCGTGGTGGATCGCCACCAGTATATGCAGCCGTTTGATTGGTCACCGAACGGTAACTTTACGCTTGCCTTTACGACGGGCGCGGTCCTATACATGGGTGGTGCGGATGAGCAAGACCCCAAAGCGCAAGAAGGGGCAAACGTCACCTTTGCGCATTACGATGAGGCACGCAGACATAAGACCGCAACGATATTCAAGACGCTGGAAGGCCGCGTAAGAATTCCATGCGGAGGACGGAAGCCGCAACTGTTTATTACCACGACCCCTGCAAAGCATTGGCTGTTCGATTACTTCGGACCGTTACTACCGGACGACAAACTGGCGTCGTTCAAGGCACGGTCATTGGATGTCATACTCAAGACGGCGGACAACCTGGAGAACCTTGATCCTGGCTTTATTGAGGACCGTCGTTCGGTACTGACAGAGTCAGAGGCTAGGGTTCTCCTCGAAGCAGAATGGGAAGACATCGAGGATGCGGACCGGTTCTTGCCGTCCATGACGCTGTGGGACATACTGAGGGTCAACCTGCCCGCGCTGACCAAGAAGGAACCTATGGTTGTGGCTCTGGACGCCGGTATCAGTTCGGACCAATTCGGTATGATTGGTACGACTAGACATCCGGAAAGGCATGATGAGTGTGCAATCAGGTTCGTTATGAAGTGGGAGGCAAAAAACGGCAGGGATATCGACTTCGACGGGACGGAGGATGATCCCGGACCACTCAGGGTCTTGAAAACGCTCAGAGAGTCGTATAATATAATAATGGTTACATACGACCCGTACGAGATGAGGTATGCAGCCAGCCGGATTGCAAAGGAAGCACCTCTGTGGCTCAAAGAGTTCAGTCAGCAGGGCAAGCGCGAGGAAGCGGACAAGCACCTATACGATCTCATCGTTCAGAAGCGGATTTGGCATGACGGGGATGCGGACTTGCGGGAACATATCTCGAATGCGGATCGGAAGCTGGTAGCCGAGGAAAAGAAGATGCGTATCGTAAAGCGGATTGCATCGCAGAAGATTGACCTTGCAGTCGCTTTGAGTATGAGCGCATATCAAACAATGCGCTTGAACATTTAATCGGGAGACGTTCGAAATGTCTGACCAACCTATTCCGCAAGAAGACATCGACGCAGCAATAGCTAACATCCGTAAATGGGCTGTCCCTTCTTACAAAGATGGTTGGCTCATTCCTATGCACCCTAAAATATGGGAGGCTATGCAAACCGTGACTATTCAACCGTTGGTACTGGACATCGGTAAACATACATTTGGTATTACGCTGTTCTCGATTACATTCGGAGCAGGAGTACCCGGATCGCTTTTGGAGATTTCATTTAGTCCACTTGGTAATGACTTCGATTTCCTGTGGATTAGATTGTTCAAGGGTCTTATTGAGGAATGGCGCGATAATCGGGAGGAAGAATGAGCAGCGTTGTAAAGTTTGGGAGTAAGAAGGGGTTTGTAAGTAGAGAAAAGGCTATATCACTTCTTCGAGAGATGTGGCTATTCTCGCGTATTACTAACGATTATCCTGATTTTTACGAATTAGTAGAAGTCATTACAGACTACGCCGTAGAGAAGATGCAGCACGAGCATAGCGCGATGCATTTAGAGAGTGAGCCGCCCAAGGCAACAAGGAATTTTAGCTATACTGCTCCCGACATCAAAGAGAATGACCTTGAAACGATAGGATGGATAGACGGAAAACCAGTTAAGTGCAATAAAAAATATAATCCATCTTTAATAAGATTATGCCCTGTTCATGGAACGAGCATTGATACAGTTGAAAGCAGTTTACGTAGTGTCGTGGTGTGGACATGCGGATGCGCCTTTCAGCTAAAGGATCAATCATGAGTCGTGAACGAAGACGAAGACCTGTAGTAATCGAGGGGACCGGCAAAGACGGCCAGAAGGTGAAGGCTATCGGATGCCCGTTCTGCAAGCCTCCGCATCCACTGGACCCAAACGGAACGCCTTCCACCCCATGCGGGACGTACCTATCCGTCCAAGCGGTGCAAAACATATACTTCGAGCAGGGGTTGAAGTGCATCGTATGTGGGAACACGGGAGGCACGCTCATCAAGGTTGGGGAGAATTACAGGCACATCCACGACTGCGTACCGGGCAAGAAGATGTATACCCAAGCACCCAGAATGACCAAGAGGGCAGCCGTGGCATGGCGTCTTCCGAGGTTCATGCAGAAGGCATTTGGCATCGTTCCGGTGGAGATACAGGACGACAAGGGTAAGGTATTGGGCTATTCGTTTGACAAGCCGTAATTCGGGCGGCGTGAATGGCACGCGATAAAACAGTAGCCTAAAGAGGCCAGGCGCAAGCCAAACAATACCGACAGTATCGTCGCAAGACGACTCGGCTACTCGAAGGCGCACAACATTCCCCGAAATTATTACCCAGCTTATCCCCGTACATGATCTGGCGGGGATATTGCTTTTTATATTTGCGTCCTTATTATTTTCCAGTTATGCTTATGAAAAAGAATGAGGTGCAATATGGCAGATAGAGGTGTGATAGGCGGAGCGGCAGAACCCGTCCACATTACAGGAATTTCCGCAGGTGTGTCTATTCCCGTTAGCGGCGACGTAGCTAATATTGGAAAGACATACGATACGTTAACAGGAACCTATAAAGGACTTCAGTTCAACGCTGAGGCTCCGCAGGTTTGCTCCCAGGATTATCTTCAGGCTCTGGCAGAGGGAGATATTGCTGGACACTCTCACTTTGAGAAGTTTGGCAGGGTAACGGGAGTTCAAACTGCTCTGACGGACGTTTGGGATTATGGCGGGACGACGGCATTGTATGTCTTTCCTGCGGCTGCGGCAAAGATGCGCGTCGTTTCCAGCAGCGTTCAAGATGATACGGGTGGGTCCGGAGCAACAAAGATCAAGATCAATGGTCTTATTGCAGGATACGTAGATACAACAGAGGAAGTCACTCTTGATGGAACGACTCCTGTCCAGACATCCAACTCATTCCTAAGAATAAATAAGGTTTGGGTTTCTGCTGGAGCGGCGGCGGCTGGAAACATATCCATATACCATCTGACGAATGCAACTCCGATCTACGCATACATAACGTTGGGATTTACACAATCTAGGCAGATTATTTTTACAACGCCAACAGGAAAGAGTCTGTACATTACCGGAATGAGAATATCCGCAGGAGTAGGCAATACAACGGCCAGCGGAAAGATCAATTATGTTATCTTTACGCTTAAGGCTACTGTTGATCCTGGGACGGGGGCGGCATCGACATTGTTTTACCCGCTCATGGAAATGGGAGTTGTAAATGGTTCGTTTTATGTACCGTTTGAAATGCCTATCAAGATACCCGCAACAGGAGATTTACGATTGCAAGTGCAAGGTGACACGGCTCAGGCCGTAGGTTGTACTGCCGCTATGAGAGGATGGATTGAATAATGGCTGAACCCAAGTTAGACATCAGCGATGTAAACCGTCGTTCCGTTGTAAGCACACCCAAAGCCTCAGAGAATATGTCCCCGTATGCGGGATACTACACATTCCGGCTGTCTTCGATCACGGATAATATTGAGCCGTGGGGCAGGGACTGGCGCAAGCGGGATAGGCAACTCAGGGAATTCTTCCCAACTGAATCGTTTGTGGCGGGAGCGATCTACTCAATGGCTGCGGCAAACGCCAACTTCCGATGGGAACTGGATGGACCGCCTCGGACTGTAGAGCAGGTGCGTATTCTGTGCAATACAGCCAACCGTGGTCAGGGATGGGTAAGTTTCGCACAGAAGGTATCGCTGGACCTGTTCTCCCAGGATAACGGTGCGTTCATCGAATTTATCCGGCAGGGGAACAGCGAATCGTCACCCTGTATCGGGATTGCGCATCTGGACTCCGCTCAATGCGTAAGGACGGGAGATCCAAAAGAACCCGTCATCTACTACGACCGATTGGGTAAGGCAAGACTGTTGAAGTGGTATCAGGTCTGCGCATTGTCTGAATTCCCGTCCGGCATTGAATCGATGCACGAGATTCAATATTCCGGCCTTACCAGAGTACTGCGCATGTCTCAAATCATCAGGGACATCATGCTGTATAAGGCAGAGAAGGTTTCGGGCCGCTTCGAGAAAGAGTTGCACGTCATCGGCGGACCGTCCAAGCAGGAAGTGGCAGACGCAATGGCGCGTGGAAATGAACGGGCTGACAACGACGGCCTGACACGGTTCATGCAGGGGATCATCCTGACCTCGATGGATCCTGAGAAGCCGGTCAGCTACGAGAAGATCGACCTTGCCAGTCTTCCGGACGGGTTTAACTACGACGACGAATTGAAGTGGTATCTGGCGGCAATGGCATTGGGGTTCGGTCGGGACTATCAGGACTTTGCTCCTCTGCCTGGTGGTGGGTTGGGAACATCCACTCAATCCGAAATCCTACACATGAAGTCGAAGGCCAAGGGACCGGCTCTGTTCATGCGCATCATGGAATACGTGCTGAACTTCTACGGTGTCATGCCGTCCTCGACAACCTTCAACTTTGAGGAAATCGATCCGGATGAGGAAGCGCAGACTGCTGACACGCGAAAGGTACGCGCTGAGACACGGGCTATCCAGATTGCGTCGGGTGAGATTACCCCGCAGGTTGCCCGTCAGATGGCTTCGGATGAAGGAGACTTGGACGAAGAATACCTGAACATGATGGGCGATGAAGACGCCACCACGGATGTAACGGTGGAAGATAACGAGCCGGTAGACGAAGGGGACGAATCGGAAGTTATAGAGACTCCCGATGAGGAAGTCGAAGAACCGTTGGAAGACGCTCCCGAGATGCAGCCGAAGTATTGGGGGCGTGTGTTTGCAGCCGGAACGTTGAAGAACCTTGTAAAGAGGATGGTACATGGACGCCCAAGCGATAGTTAATGCTCTGGACGAATTGAACAAGGCAGACATTGACAGCCTGAAACGCAAAACTGAAGCCTATCAAGCATCCCTCCAAGCGGCTGTGCAACGAGCCTTGAAGAAAATATCCCGTCTGCCAAATGGAGATCATTGGGAGATTGAGAGGATTGTCTTAGCTTTACAGGATGAGTTGATTGCCATTGGCGAGAGCTTCATACCCCAGGCTGTGCGTTTGGGATACGGCTCGCGTCCGATAGACGACAAATTCAGGATAAAGGTAGATTCACTTATACAACAGAATAATCAGTACGTCAGGTCCAACTTCATCCCAGGATTCCGAAAGAAGGTATTGGTAGACATCGATTGGGATGAGGAAGAAATCAGTATCGAAGAATCGGTAGAGGATGAGACGCCCGGCCTGCTGGCGTGGATTGCTTTATACGGAGGCGCATTCTGGACTGCCATTTGGGTGGGGCTTGGATTGTCGGTAGAGGCTATTCAAGGTCAAGGTGTAGGCAAGCTGCGGATCGAACGCGTCTTGGATCCCGACGCACAGCATTGTGATACCTGTCCCGGTAAGGCTGGTGTTTATGAATCGTGGGATGAGATGCTTACTGTGTGTGGAGGACTTCCCGGCGATTTTTCAGACACTTGCGGATCAAATTGTAGGTGTGAAATCTACGTGGATATTGAATGACACTAATAAGCATGGACATTTACATGTCGGCGGGTCTGCGGAACTTCGATCCGACACATTACGCTGCGGACGCTGAGAAACTATTGGACGAAGTGGCTCAGGCTATTCAAAAGGATTACGAAAAGACGACAGGCACTTGGACAAATAAGCCTAAATTCAAGATTCATAAAAAGACAGCACTTCGGTTCATCGGAACGTCTGACAAGATATATCGCTTTGTGGACGAAGGGACGCGCGGACATTTTATACCATTGCGTAGAGCAAAAAGCCTTGTATTTCATTCTGGATACAAGGCCAAGTCTGTGCGTAGGTTTATTGGTTCTGAACACGGTGGTTCATTCGGTCCTTTATGGGGATCAAAAGGTCACTATGTAAAAGGCATTGAGTCCCGCGAATTCACGGAAGCCATTGCCGAAAGCAAGGTGGACGAATTTATGCAGAAGGTGTCAATCGTAATAAAGCCATTCAAGAAATAAGAAACGTAATTTGACGCATGATTATATAGACCCATATAATCGGAATTGGAGGCATAAATGCCTTGGAAGATATTCATGGACGGAAGTGAGCATTGCGTCTACAAACTGAATGCAGACGGCAGCAAGGGAGAGAAGATACCGGGCGGGTGTCATGCATCCGAGGAAGACGCCAAGAAACATCTGGCGGCTCTCTACGCCAATGAACCGAAGGAGTTGAGCATGTCCAAGAAGCACAAAAGGAAAGTCCTTGTCATTGAGCCGGAGATTGAACCTACCCCTGCGCTTGAGCCCGTTCCCGCGCTTGAGCCTGAGCCTGAATTGCATCCCGTTCCCGAGGTCATTCCTGAACCTGTGGTAGAGGATGCGCAGGATGAGGTAATCACCGAGGAAGACATGCCGGAGGAAGGCAAATCCCTCTGGCGCAAGCTGTTGGACATTCTGTGTCCGAAGCCTGCCGAGAAGAAAGAGGAACCCGTGTCCCTGAATGTCAACTCCAGCCTTGTGCTGGTGAAGGACGTAAACGGGAACTACCACGCCCTTGGGATTGTCACGAACAAGTGGCGCGACCGGGATGCGGCAGCGAACCCGAGGAACGGCGGGGAGATTATCACCGAGGCTGCACACAAGGAATTCATGGAATACCTTGACGCGCATCCGGACGAAGCACCTGTCCTGCTGGCTTGGCACACGGACGGAACCGAAGTCAAGTCCCGCGCTCAATGGTGGGCGTACAAGGACGGGTTTGTGATGATGGACTGGCCGTTGACGGAAGCCGAGGCACAGGCTATCGAAAAGGCAGACAAGGAGTTTGGTCCGTTGGGGATGTCTCATGGCTTTATCACATTAGAGCCGAAGGATGTCCAGAATGGGTTGATCCACAAGTACCGCTCCCAGGAGGCAAGTCATTTGCCACTGAAGTGGGCGGCAAATATCTTTACAGATTTCGCCGTAGTGCGAATGGAGGCTAAAAACATGAGCAAATTCCCTGATGATCGACGGAAGTATCTTGCCGCAGTATTTGGCGAGGAAACGACTTCCAAGCTCGAATCTGAAACCGAGGAACGATCCAAGGCACTCGAAGCGTCCGGCGTTCAGAGCAAGGACTATGATGCCGAAAGCCCGACGACCAAAGCTCTGGTATCCATCGCGGAAAGTCTTGGCAAGATGCAGGACGAACGCGTTCAGGTTATCGATGCTGTCAAGGCACTTACGACACGCATCGAACAGCTTGAAAAGTCCGATGATGAAAAGATCGCCACCGCAATCAAACCGAAGGTGTCTCCTGTTGCGCAGTCCGAGCCTGGCGCACAAGGGACTGTAATCAGCGAAGAAAAGGCCAAGGAACTCGCTCCCACGGGGTCCGAGAATTCCTGGTTCGCTAAAGCTCACGAAGGCTTGAAATAATCACCCTATAAGGGTAGGAGGTTTAACATGGCTATTAATGCACAAGATGTAGCCGCGATTTTGGCGGCACTGATGAACAAGAAAGAAGCCACCGGAACTCCCGTTGGTCCGTATGTTCATGGTCCTGCTGGCATGTTTGGCGTTGCCGGGTTGGATCGGGATGTAATCTCGACCCGCGTTCAGCCGCAGGGGTTGGCGTCCCTACTCCCTGCGAAACCGAGCGTGTACACGAACCCGATGTTCGCGTACATTACAGGCTTCCTGCAAGGGACTGGATCTGAGCCAACGAATGTCTGCGATAATCCGCCTGCGGCAGGAAGTATGAAGAACTGCATCCAAACGGCGCAGTTTGGACGGTTCTCCCGCAAGACCCGAGAACTGGATATCGACCGCGTTGGTCAGCTTATCAATCGTGGCGAATTCACCGATCTTGCGCTGGTGAACGATCCTCTGGTGGACGTTCTGGGTGGAATCTTCCCGAACATGCCGGATCAGAGTCGTATTCTGGCCGGACGGGAAGTCCTCGAACGGATGCTGGAAGTCGGTATCGAAATCCAGAACTGGCTTTGCACGACCCTCTGGGGCGGAAATCCGACCAACAACACCGCCGGTGGCGGGTACAAGGAATTCCCCGGTCTTGGGTTGCTCGTGGGTACGACCAAGGTCGATGCTCTTACGAACACCGACTGCCCGTCCCTCGACTCCGATGTCAAGGACTTCCTGTACAAGAACATTAACTCCGACGTAGCTCCGACCATCGACCGATACATTGGCGAACTGATGCGCATCCTGCGCGGCAATGCCTCTAAGATGAACTTCGGTGCTACGGAATGGGTTATCGTCATGCGGGAAGATCTGTTCTACGAACTCACCGCATACTGGCCCTGCAAGTACCACACGGACCGCTGCTCGAATACTACGATCAACCGTGTCGTGCTGCTCTCCGAGGAAATCACCATGCGGGATGCGATGCGGAACGGTCGCTATCTCCTGGTGGATGGTATGCAGATCCCGGTCATCATCGACGACTGCATTCCGGAATACTCCTCGGGTGATACCGTCAAGATCCCGGTGGGTTGCTACGCCTCCGATATCTTCATCATCCCGCTGACTGTTCGTGGTGGAACGCCCGTTACCTTCTGGGAATACTACGACTACAGCGCGGCCAACGGAACGGTTCAGGCTGTCACGGATGCCCGTGCGACCAACCGCTTCTGGACCGATGGTGGACGGTATATGTGGACTTGGGCTGAGTACAACTGGTGCTTGACCCACATTGCGAAGGTGGAACCGCGCATCATCCTGAAGACCCCGCACCTGGCGGGACGCCTGAACAATGTCGTGTACTGCCCGCTCCAGCACTCGCGCAATAGCCAACCCGATGATCCGTACTTCGTGGATGGTGGCGTGACGACCGGACGTGCGGCTCCTTCCCTGTACTCTGAATGGGACGGAACGCAACGGTAAAAACAATGGGGGCGGATAGGTAAGCGGTGACAAGCCCAACCGCGAACCGAAAAGCGTATCCCGAGCGTTTCCGCTCCCTCCGTCGGGAATACCAGACCCTGCTATTGACGCAGGGTCTTTTTTTAAGTATCCTGTATTTATGCGACAAAAAATTCTTGACATTATTCTGGTAATCGTGATTGTCTTCGTGGCAGTCGTTTTGGTTCTGGATGCGCTGATTCAATCGGGAGTGTGGTAAATGGAAATGCATAAGGAATGGTGTCGATATTGTCATCGCCGGACTTACGATGATAAACGCGGTGATTGTGATCGATACGGCGGTCCTCGTGAAAAAGACGCGGATTTGATAAACGAAGAAGAAATAGATCACCCATATTTCGTAAACGGTAATCCCGGCAGAACGGATCATCCTGCCTTGCAGGAAAACGAGTCCTATTATATTGATGGTGGTGTGACACTTGGACGATCTCCTATTGGTTATTTTAATGATGATATATGGAAAGGAATACAAGAACCAGCACTCTTTCCTACAGAAGAAATAAGTATAAACAAGAAAAAGACACGACTGAATTTAAACGCGTATGATGTGATTAGTTTTATTTTAGCGCTGGCAATTGCGTTATCCATTACTTTGTTCGTTGCGTTTGTGGTATTCGCCATATGGTCATAACCCGCACTCCCCTACGTATTTCTTTCATGGGCGGCGGAACAGACATTCCCGAATTCTGCCGTGATGAGAGAAGCATCGTTGTTTCTTCGGCCATAGATAAATATATAACTGTCGTTGTCAAACACAACTTCGAGAAGAAGAACCGTATCTGCTACAGCGTGGTTGAGAACACGGACTTGGTAGATGACATCCACCACGACTTGATCCGCGAGTGCATGAAATACTTCAATATTGAGGGTTTGGAAATTGTCACCTTCGCAGATGTGCCTGGGACAGGGACAGGGTTGGGTTCTTCGTCTGCTCTGTGTGTTGGATTGGTCCATGCTTTACTGACGTTGACGCGCAAGCAGGAATTCAACCCGATTATTTATGCCAACCTTGCATATCACATCGAACGGGATATGGCCGGTCATCCAGTAGGTAGACAGGATCACTTCGCTTCGGCTTGCGGTGGAATAAAGGAATATCACTTCCTTGGAAATCATTACCAAGAGATAAACCAGCTGATTGAGAAGGAGCGTTGTTATCTTTTAGAGGAACACATGCTCCTCTTATTCACAGGAACCACCAGAAATGCGAATAAGATACTCGAAGATCAGGCGCAGATGGTTCCGAATACTAGGGACATCCTGCGACAGATGCGGGATGATGCAGGGTTTGGTATTGGACTTATTCAGGACGGCTGGATGAACATGCTCGGCCAATACCTGACGAAGAACTGGACGCTTAAGAAGCAACTATCCTCGCAGATAACGAACCCTGACATTGACCTATGGCTGGAGCAAGGAATGAATGCTGGTGCATACGGTGGTAAACTGTGCGGGGCTGGCGGAGGTGGTTTTATCCTATTCATCGCTCCTCCTGAAAAGCATAATGACATCTGCAAGGCAACGGGATTGAAGAAAACAACCGTAAAGATTTCTCACGAAGGGACAAAGACGATCTATGCTGACTGAATTTACTCCTCCGATAATTGATAAACGAGATGCAGACTGGTGGATCCAAGGGTTAGGATCACAGGATTTGGATAATGAGGTAGTTGGGTTAACTATCATGACTCTATTCCGGAAGCCCAAGACAATGGTTGATTTCGGATCTGGGACAGGGTGCATGGTCAACGTTTGGAGGGCGAATGGGATTGATGCTTACGGTGTGGACCGTCTACCGCGCCCAGACTGGCCTCATCTTTACCAGGCTGACCTAACCAAACCCGTCCGGTTCGATAGGCAATTCGATGTCGTGACGTGCATTGAGGTTGCCGAGCACCTTCCGGAATCGTCTGCGGATACTCTCTGCGAGACGTTGTATGTACATGTAAAAGCCGGTGGGTTCCTTGTCTTTACTTCCGCACAACCTGGACAGCAGGGGGAAGGTCATGTGCATTTAAAGCCATCCGAATATTGGCGGAAGAAATTCGATGCGCTTGGATTGACGTTTACGGCCTTCTGGACATTCCGCCTAATGCTTGCGCTCCGCACGATGGATCATCCCCAACGACATATCGAAGCGAACCTACAGGTATTCCAGATGCGGGAGGCGGTCTGA